TAGGTATTAATGCTTTTTTTCTTCATTAATCCTTCCTGCAACCCGGACGTGTGTGCCTCTTGAATGGGCTGACCACCATCTGCGTTCCAGTTTTTTACGACCCTCACCACACCAAATCATTTTGAAGTGACCCCGAACGCCGTAACCACCCTGCACAATAACCATGCGATTCCAATTGCTGTTGACTACTGTGACATCAACGCCGGATTCGTTCTTCAATTTATCATCCCCTCCTTTTCCAAATACCACCTTACCGCCATGCGCCCGGCAATGGGTAAAGGAAATCTCACCTACCTCAATAAACAAAATCAATTTCAACAACCTAACGGCTGCGTCCTTATCCTGACCGGGTAACATTCCAAGCATGATTTCTTCGTCTTCCAATATCACGGAATAACTGTCGTATTTGATGTCGTCCATCAAACCCAAATGTTCCCGGTGATAATACAACACATTGATGCGGTGGTCGTTCTTTTCAAAACGAAACATCTCATCCTTATTGGGAATGTAGAGGCATTGCATGTTGGGTAGCACCTTGAACATACGAAGGTCAACCTTGTCCAAGTCAAACTTGATAAGGTCTGCCCCTTCCTGTACAGTCTTGGTAATAAAGTACCGTTTTAAATTCCGGGGAGACTCACAAAGCCTGTTGGCAATGCTAACCCTTGCTTCCCATGGGTCATCAATGCGCCTATCGTAATACCCATTGTTGAGTTTAGCCAATAGCGGCATCATACCCACCTCAAATTTGTGTTTGGAATGCAAATGTTCACCCAAAAAGAAATCCTTCAAATGTCGGTTGGTCTCAAAATAGACCCCTAAATATGATTCGTTTAGCTTCATAAAACAAAGATAAAACAGGTTTTTTAATCCTCCAAATATATTTATAGGTTATGGCATTCGAATCAAGACAAGAGTTCTTGAAGGAATATACAAGAGCCTTTAAAGATACATCTTATGCTCTAAGAACCTATTTGGAGACCTACGACAACACTCAATCCAAATACGTACCCCTTGTTTTATTTCCCGACCAAGAAACTCTAATTAAAGACTATGACACCGCAAACGAAAACATTGTTATCAAATACCGTCAAGCGGGTGTCTCTACAGTAACAGCAGCTTGGGCCGCAAAAAAACTCGCCTTTGCCACCAAGAAAAAACCTGAGAAAATACTAATTGTCGCCAACAAGTTAGATACAGCCACAGAGTTTGCAATTAAAATTCGTTCCTTCCTAACCCAATGGCCGGATTGGTTGGACGTTGACTTTTCCAAAGAAAAAGATGCTACTTCTCACTATAAGTTAACCAATGGTTGTGAGGTAAAAGCCGTGGGTACATCCAAGGATGCGCTGCGGGGCTATACGCCCACCATTCTCATTTTTGATGAAGCCGCCTACATTGAGGCCGGGGATGACTTTTGGGCGGCGTGTATGGCCTCACTTTCAACTGGCGGTAAGGTAATTGTGGTTTCCACCCCAAATGGTTTTGACCCCATCTATTATGGTGTCTACAAACAAGCCATTGATGGAATCAACGACTTCAAGGTATCCTACTTGTTTTGGTACACCGACCCTCGATTTACCAAAGACCTCAAGTGGATTAAGTGTGAGGACATTGTTCATTACATGCTCAACCGGGAGCAATATAAGGATGAGGATATTACCATTGAAGAATTTGACCGGGCGAAATTTATTGATTTGCTGCAACAAGGGTACAAACCCTACTCCACATGGTTTGAAGCCATGTGTAAAAAATTAAAATACGATGCACGAAAAATCAATCAGGAGATTAACTGTGCCTTCTTGGGTTCGGGTGATAACGTGTTTGACCCCGAACTGGTAGAAAAGGTAAAAGAAAAACATGTTTGTGACCCCAAGAAAAAACACCTCTCAGGCCAGCTTTGGCAATGGGAAGAACCCATCCCCGGACACAAATACATCATGGGTGTGGACGTTAGCCGGGGTGACTCTGAAGATTATTCTGCCATCAACATCATTGATTTCGATGAGCGCAAACAGGTGATGGAATACCTTGGCAAGATGCCACCCGATGAACTGGCCTACATCGCCTTTGAATGGGGTTCTCGATACAACGCTTTTATTGTGGTGGATATCACCGGGGGTATGGGTATTGCCACCTCCCGAAAGCTTCAGGAATTGGGTTATAAGAACCTATATATCGATGGAATGGTACAAAACAATTGGAAGTACGACCCCAAGATATATGAAAAGATACCGGGCATTAACTTCAACAGCAAACGAACCCAAATCATTGCAGCCTTGGAAGAACAATTGCGTCATGATTTTGTTGTTCGTTCCATTAGAACGGTAAACGAATTTAACACGTTTGTTTACATCAACGGTAAGGCCGACCACATGAAGGGACAACACGATGACTGCATCATGTCACTCGCCATGCCAATATATGTTGGTGATATAGCATTTACTCAACTCCAAAAAGTTGATGACACCGCTAGAGCCATGATTAATTCATGGACGGTCAATGAAAATAAACCATCCACCGGGATACCAAGTGGACACCCCCACAATCCGAACTCCTTCAATCCTTTTCAACTATCACCAAGTAGCCTGATGGAACAGTCCCAACAACCCACCAAACAGCAGTATTCTGAATATGCTTGGTTGTTCGGTAAACCAAAAAGATAATGAAAAATTTAATTAAGGAATCAATTTTAAGAGGGGTTATTCCGAAACTTCTCACTGGCGACAAAATACATTTTGAAAATGGTGGCAGTATAGAATTTACAAAAGTTACACTTTCCCAAAAAGAGGTCATCAACATTGATTGTATTTACCATTTTCATGTGGCAGAAGTTAACGCTGTTTGGATTGAAAAAACAATTAAACGTTATGTTAATGAAAAAACAGAAACATACTTGGCCCGAAAATTCAAAATAAGGATAAATACCATCTCACCACACATAATTAAAGACTCGTCCACACCATAGGGTTTACTTCTTCCATGGAAGTATTTATGATTAGATATTAAAAAATTATGGCTGAAAACAATTTAACCGTACTTCAGAAGCTAACCAAGATGTTGAGGAGGGGTGGTGCTTCCATACAGCAACCCCAAGAGCCTGAACACACGTACAATCTGAATGCACAGGAATTATTAAGAACATATAACAAACAGGAGTACGACACGAAAAAGTTGGAACTCCAACAATCCAAATACCTTCTGGATAAATGGGTGAAGATTGATAATGAGTTGTATAACAAATCAACCGTTTATGAAACCACCCGTTTATCGGCATATTTCGATTATGAATCAATGGAGTATACCCCGGAAATTTCTGCTGCTTTGGACATTTATGCAGAGGAAGCCACCACGCCAAGTGAGAAGGGACACATTCTTTCAATTTTTTCAGAATCAAAACGTATAAAAAATACACTTGCTAACCTGTTTAACAATGTCTTGGATGTAAATACCAATTTACAGATGTGGGGTCGGAACATGTGCAAATATGGAGATAATTTCTTATATTTAAAAATAGACCCCGAAAAGGGGGTGGTTGGTTGCTACCAACTCCCCAACGTGGAAATCGAGCGGCTGGAAGGGGAAGCCTACAAAAACTCCACAGCCAACATGGTGCAGAAAGTGGAAATCAAAGACAAGGATGATTTGGCGGCACGTCAGGTCAAATTCCGTTGGAAAGATAAAAACATGGACTTCCAACCTTGGGAGATTGCTCACTTCCGACTGTTGGGGGATGACCGCAAACTTCCCTATGGCACGTCCATGTTGGATAAATGCCGCAGGATATGGAAGCAGCTTTTGTTGGCCGAAGATGCGATGTTGATTTACCGGACAAGTCGTGCGCCGGAGCGCAGGGTGTTTAAGGTCTTTGTTGGAAATATGGATGATTCGGATGTGGAACAATATGTTCAGCGTGTTGCCAACAGATTTAAGCGTGACCAAATCGCTGACCAACGCAACGGTAACGTGGATACTCGTTACAACCAAATGGCGGTTGACCAAGATTTCTTTATCCCGGTTCGTGACCCATCTCAGGCTTCTCCGATTGAAACACTGCCGGGAGCTTGTATCGCTTTGGATACCAAAATTCCCCTATTGGATGGAAGGACATTGGAATTAAAAGATATTATCAAAGAATGGGACGAAGGAAATAGAAACCTGTGGGTTTACTCATGTGACCCAAAAACGGGTAAGTTTATTCCTCTGCCGATTACTTGGGCCGGGGTTACAAGAAAGAATACGCAAGTTCTTAAAATTACTTTGGATAATGGTGAAAGTGTGACCGCAACACCCGACCATAAGTTTCTCACACGTTTAGGTGAAAAGAAAGAAGCAAAAGATTTGGTTGTTGGTGAAAGTCTTATGCCACTAAATCTTAGAAACGAAGTTTTATATAGGAGAAATAATTATTCCAAGGATTACAAACAAGTTTGGGATAACGAGAAAGGTAAATGGTTATGGGTTCACAAAGAAGTTGCTAAATTTTACAGACACAAATTAGTACAGAAATATATTCACAAAAAGAATGAGGAGAATACGTTTAGTGTAATACACCATAAAGATGTAAATCGATTTAATAATAACCCAACTAATTTATGTTTTATGGGTTATTCAGACCACTTAAAATATCATGCTGATAATTTACATATTGCTTCTCAAGCCTATTCAGAAAAATATGCAAATGACGAAAATTTTAGAAATGCTGTAAATGAAAGACTAAAAAGGGGACAAGAAACATTTCACAACAAACGTAAATCCGATATCAATTTCCACCAAGAAATCAGTAAAAAACAAAGCGAAGGTTTAAAAAATTACATTAATTCTCTTAATGAAGAACAACTCAATGAAAGCTTTGAAAGATTGAAACAATATGCAACCGTTGAAAACATTCAACCAATGTTGGAATGGTGTAAAAATGAAGAAAATCTGAAGGCAAAAGGCAAAAAGATTTCAAAAGCTTTTACTAACGATAGAAAACAACAACACAGTGAACGCACAAAAAACAATTGGAAAAATAGTGAGTTCAGAAAAAAGGTTCTGAAAAACCAAACGCTCATTTTCTCCGATGAAATTTATCGATGGTACGTTCGT